GCATTTGTCAATTTTTCGATTACTTTTGTTGTATCTGCTCGATATGTCAGATTGATACTTCCGTCACTTGAGATGGTGTTGTTACCGAGTAAGGTTGATACTTCGGTTGGTGTTAATTGCACTGTGGTAGGTGTTGCAAGTGGATATACTACCTGTAAATTGTTACTGCTTAAATACTGCAAGAATTCGCTTAATGTAGCCCCCATCGAATCGTGGACTCCAATTACGTAAATGTTACGGTTGCCAACACCTAACCACATAACATTAGATTGTGAACTGCTCGAACTTTTACTGTTAATCAGCATATTTGATATACCGTCCATTCGCATGCCATCCGCCATTAGTGACATTCTTGTATAATAGCCATTGAAAGATGTATATTCACCCCAACCTTCATCACTAGAACCATCAAATGTTTCTATGCCTTTATCCACCGTCAGTACGCCTGTCGTAACATTCAAGCTACCACCGTATATAGTACCTACACTGCTAGGGAATATAATGGAGTATTCTTGACCTGTGTATGGTTCGTATTCGGTTGCGGTTGAGCCTAATTCAATTTGGATTGATTGCAAAGTCAAATTGTAATCCGAACGCTGAATATTCGCATACTTTATAACAACCCATTCATAATCACCGCTATTAAATGAATAAGTGTATTCGTAATTAGCGGTTGCAGACGGTCGTACTTTTTTGCCAACATAAAAGCCACTTGTGCCAATGGAAGGTTCGTTTGAATATAAGCCAATCGAAATATCGTCTGTATATATAGCACTAGACCATGCTACCTGTGTGAGTGAAAGCGTGTAATTTGTATTTGCTATAACCTTTAATACAATGCTTCTATCATTACTTGACGATTGTACTTTTCCTTCACCGCTGACATAGGCGTCCAAAATATTAGCATTATCTTTATCGAATATATTCTTTCCTATCCTCTTCACCATAACTCCATCGTATCCAGTAATCGGTCTTACATTTGTAGGACTAGGGTCTCCACTTCCACTCTGTTTTGGTTCTAAATTCACAATCAATTCTTTAACGGGTACGTTGTCTGCGCCATCATCAATTGCAATCGGGTTTCCCGTTTCGGATTCGGTTGGATAAGCATTGTAGGTTGCTTGTTCTAATGCAGTATAATCGCTAGGAATACTATCTTTAACCGCTTCACCTGTTGCTTCGATTTCGGATTTTGCCTGTTCCTTTACATCAGCGATATATGTATCGATTCCAAAAGTGATGTTAGGATCAATTGGATATTCTGTTTCTTCGCCTTGTGCAATAGATTCGTCTACTTCAATGTAGAAAATAGGCGAAATCTCAAATTTTGTTGTTTCTCCGTTTGATGTTGTTTCACCTAAAAGTTGGCATGAAAAAACACCGCTATAAAAGGTCATTGGTTGACCGATTATAAAGGTGTTGTTGGTTAATGGTACTGTATTGTGATAGCCTTCGGTTTCTGAATCTTGTACAAAAGTGTCGTTGTTCAAAACGATATACATATTTCCTGTGTAGTTCAGCCCTACAAATTCAATACTCTGTACACAATGTTCATATTGCTGAACACCTGTGATTCTTGATACTTTTGTAACATCAAATTTACGTACCGTTGGCTTTGGATAAAAAGGATTCGGCTTAATCTTAATCTTGAAGTTAAAACTAGTGACTGTCTGTGTTGTGTTAGCGATAACAAGCGTTGCCATAGCTATACCACTCACATCAATTGCACTAGCTAAATCAGATGATGGTTCAACCGTGACCTTTGCCATGTCGTTTCCTAAAGATTCGATTGTTCCTGTCACCGTCTTTGTTTCGCCTGTCGGCTTTACAACATTTAGTGTTGCCGTTAGATTTGACAATTCACTCTCTAGTCCATCAATAGGAGAAGCGATATTGAAGATTAAACCTCTACCAGTATCGCCTTGCATCATATCAATGGACGGAGTATAAATGTCTTTTTCGTAATTGATAGTTATATAGTTAAATACCTTTGCCATATTCTACCCCTCAAATTGTTTCAGTGTTACATCAGTAACACGGTTATTAATTGCATCATATTTCATGCTTTCAAATCTAAATTGTGTATCATCACCGATATAGAGAATGTCATTTAATTTGATATTCTTTGCTATGCTTTCATCAGAAAAGATGTAATCTGTTTTAAACGATACTTCCCTTGTCGGATATTTATTTGTTCGCTTGTTTAAGTCGTCTTTGGCTTTCTGACGTAGTGCAGCGTAGACCTGTTCGATTGTGGGGTATACATCTTCTTTTGAGTAATCTGGATTCGACTTGTCAGCTAACAACACAACCTCTGAATATTCGATTTCTTCTACTCTATGTATTCTGTATTCATCCCACATATCGGATTTAACGATCTGCTGATTTGGTAATCTTCTATTGTTGTATCCGACCGGCATGATACCTGTTAATACATTTTCGATGGTCGTTTTTTCTACTAAATCTATCTTTTCTTTAGTAGATTTAATCTTATAGGTTTTCGGTTTGATATTGTCAACTTCGTATAGAGAACCGAAATAACAAGTCAAGTTATCAAACAATGCCGTTACATGGTCTAGTTCCACTTCTTCAAAAGCCTTTACCATTGAATAGTCTTGAGTTCCGAAAAGCGATTCAATCAAATTTGTTTTGCTTTCGCTTTCATCTTTATTAAAAGCATATGGTTCTACAATTCCCCATCCACTAACCGCACTACCGACAAGCCCTACTGTGATAGAACCGCTAGATAAACCGTTAGGATGGTCTAAAGCTAAATCTGGTGCATGTTTCGGTCGTAACTGATACGTCCACTGAATATTTGTATAGTTTACTTTTCTGATTTCCCATAGTTGATTATCTCCATTATGCCATTCAGACTGTATAACTGATGCTCCGGCACTTGTGCTTGCACCGTTAACATCTAATACAAGACCACTCTTTTTATTGCGTATGATCCAGTATTTTGTATCGTATTTCTCAAAGATAAACTGTTGCGCTAACGTCTTATTTAACGGATGGTACTGTAACGCAACCGATGACATACTCTGATTTGGAACATCGACACAATAAAAGTTAGAATCGCCACTTGTACCGTTACATAGCATATATGTTCCACCGTCTACAATATCTCTTAATTCATGGTCTGTTGGATAATACATCTTGTGTTGGCTTTCACCGATAAGTCTATACCACTGTGACGGTGCGTTCTGGTTATCAAATGTTTCGATACGACCTAACCAACCTTTCCAATCAAAGAAACTAGTTACATATGGATAAGTGTCTTTTGCGAGGTAATATGTTTCCTTCTGCGCATCAAAAAAGATATGGTTAGCATACAGTTTATAAGTGTGTGCGCTCCAGTTTTTCTGCACATAGATAGTACGGAAAAGCTGATTTTTCGCATAGTTTAAATCAACCTTAATGACCGTTTCTTCTTTTGGTACAAAGATAGTTTCTGACATAGGAAATTCTAGTGTACAGTACCATATGCCATTCCTGTTCATTTCCACTTCACATGAGATAGGATTTTTAATAGCTACATCGCCATTATGGTTTGTCATATAGTCAACACTATACTTATTTATATATAGATTAATCATAGTTTTCTGTATCTCCTAAATACTTCAATGCTACATACATAGTCGGAAGTCATATTTAGAACACTACTACCATTTGGAATGATGAGATTATCAAAATCACCGACTGTATTTTCGGTGTGCGTGTCTGTCGTTCCATCTTGGTAGTAATATCTCAAAACACGTTCTTCTACATCAATATCAATGTATAAAGGTGTTAGATTTACAAAAGGATTTTCTAGCTTGAAAAGCGTATCAGCTACACCGTCTTTAACAATCTCAAAATCAGTAACATTACTTTCATAATACAATCGGATAATCGGTTTACTCGGCTCGTAAAAATTGTATGAATGTACATTAAAGAAGGCATGAGGTTCGTATGTTTCACCGTTTTCGTATTCCCTTAAATAACGGTAAGGATCAACTGTAAACGTAATGTTAAAATGAGTTCCTATTCCCATCCATCTATCATTCATTTCAATTTCAATATGTTTTACATTCCAGTACACTTCATTATCATCGTTAGGAAGTATCAGCTTTCCCGTTCCACCTTTAAAATATTCTTGGATAATTCTACAATGCTCCATCCATTCTGTTTTAGACTTCGCAACAAAGTTACACTCTAATTCGATTTCTCTTTCTTTGTAGTTTCCTGTGTGATTGAAATAGGTTGTTCCATCACCTAGTTTGATTTCATTTACGATTTCTTCTGCGGAAGGAATGATAGGACGAGTACCAACCTTAATATATTTATTAATGTCAGTATCATTCGTCCTATTTGATGGTTGAAAAATGATTTTATACATTTGCTAACCCCTTTCCATATCCGTTGAGCAATTCTGCGATAGTCGTTTCTTCTGTGACTGCTTCATACAATGTACGACCGTTGACTTGTGCCGGAGCAAGATTAATGACTAGTCTTGCGCTATTTAAAGCATTGATTAATTGGTCGATTTTGCCTGTGTTTAGTGTTGTACTTGCATAAGATGTATAACCACCTAATGTTCCACCATTAGGAACAATCGTGCTTGCACCGATATATGAAATAGACGATGTATCAACGGCATTTCCTAAATCTCTTGCATAATATAAGTCGTTGCTTCTATCCATGTAAGGAACATAATCTTCAAACGATACTTTTCCGGCATTCGCAGCTTCTGCTGCGGCTTGTTGAATCTTTGATTTGGCAAGTGCGATACCAACTTCTATTCCTTGGATTGCGCTTTGGATTTGTCCAACTGCACCATATGCTGCGGCGACCATATCTGATAGTCCGCTTCGTACTGCGCCGACTGCACCGCTAATCAATGCGCTACCACCGCTTGAAGTACTACCGCTAGATAAAGCACTATTCACTCCACCTTCTGCCGTTCCGGCTATTCCGATCATTTCATTAATCTTAGATTCCATTTCAGAAACAGAACCACTCATAAGAATATCGGTTGCCTGTTGTACACTAATCTGTCCACTCGCAATACCACTAGTCAATCTAGCTACAATATCTGAACCTTGTAAATCTGCTGCATTTACCGCCTGTTGGAAATCAATCAAACCATTAAGGTTGTTTGTTGCTTCTTGAACGCTAGATGAATTGTTTAAAATTCCGCTGACTAAAGATGAATCAATCGCTTCACCTGTTCCCTCTGCTTCGCTTCTGACTTCTTCAAAAGTCATTAAAGATGCGATAAAGTCTGTTGCTTCGGTTACATTAGCTGAACCATCTCTAATAGATTGTGCAAATCCGGCGGTAATTTCATAACCACTTTCTTGCGCTTTTGTCGCTAGAGTTTCAAATTCATTTTGTAGACCAACGAAACCGTCTTTTTGATAAGCTACATCTGCAATACCTCTAAAGGATTCCTTCATATTGTCGGTTGCCTTTTGAATGTCTTTCTGCGCTTGAACAACGGTACTAGAAATTTCATGGTATTGGGCTTCTAACTTTTTCATATTAGAGTAATCTTCGTTAGAACCCGTTTGAGCGTATTTCTTTTGCGCTTCTGCCATTTCTTCCCACGCTTTATTAGCTTCATCCTTTAGGTCTGTATATCCGGCAGATGCTTTTCTAATAGCGATTTCACTTTCTGCGATTGCCTGTGAATATTCTGTCAGCATATCAATATATGCTTTTTCTTTTGCCGCTTGCTTATATGCTTCGATATTCTGATTGAGTGCATCTGTATTCTCAACTAGTGCGCCTGTTTCATCTACGACTTTTCCTGTTGTTTCATCAATGTGATAGCCTAAGTCTGGAAACAAAGCGTTTAATTGATCAACTGCATTTTTCAATTCTGCTTTCTGTGAGAATGAAAGATGTTCTTGTCCGTTCAATCTCTGAATAGACTTCATGTATTGTTCAACGGCAACTGCGTTAGTTTCGTAACTGTTTTGTATGCCTTCGATATTCTCTTTATGCGTTTTATAAGATTGAGAATAAGCATCAAACGCTTCTGTTCCTTCTTTAACGCTTCTATATACTTCGTTGTTCTTTTTCAGATAATCTACCGCTTCTGTGTTTAACTGTTTCAAATAACGTGCGTTATCAATCCACATAAGAGTAAGTCCGGCGACAACACCTGTCATACCAGCTGCGACTGGGTGTGCGGCAACCAACGCTTTTGTAAAGCCTGTTACCGATGTTGTAGCAGTTCCCTCTTCTGCGGCGAGTTCTGCAAGTGAGGTGTGTAACGCTCTGTTTCCGTAATTTGTTAGCATAGTAGCTTCATATGCTAAGCCCATCTTTTGAGCAAAGAATCCGGCAACATTGTTTACACCTGTGAATGTTCTTACTAGTCCGGCAAGACCACCTGTTAAACCGCTAATCATTTTTGTTATTGGACTAATTGCTGCACCCCACAATAGCATTTTTGCTATGGTCTGTTGTGTTGAATCATCTAATTTAGAGAACCATAAAGCTACGTCTTTTACTACACCTAAGATGTTCTTTAAGGATGGAGTTAATGCCTGTCCTAATTCATTTCCGGCTTGTTTAATAGCCTCCCATGTTTGAGATAAAGCAGACTTCAATGTAGCGTATCTTTTCTCTGCTTCATTGACCATTGCCGTATTTTCCATCCATGCCGTATTAGCCGTATTTAAAGCACTAGCATATAAATCTGTGTTCGTTGCTAAAGAACCCATAGCACGTGTCAAACGCACTTCATTTGCTAGTCCTAAATCATTCAATTTAACAAGTTCATTCTCTGAATTTTGAATGCCTTGTAAGAATTTTAAGAATGCGTTAGCTGCATTATCTCCCCACGCTTTAGAAAATTCATCTGCGGTCATTCCGGCTACTTCTGCATATGCTTGCAATTCTTCGCTATTAGTTGCTACGGCAAGGGAAATCCTCTGCAACATTTTAGACATGGAAGAACCACCTTCTTGCGCTCTTAAACCTAGAGAAGAAAGTGTAGTAGATAAAGCTAAGACCTCTTGAGAAGAAAAGCCCGCTTGCTTACCGGCGGTTGCCATTCTCATAGACATATTCATAATGTCTGCTTCGGTTGTAGCAAAGTTATTACCTAAGTCAACGATTGTTGATCCTAATCGTTCGTAATAATCGTTTGTCTGTTGTTCCTTGCTTACCATGATGTTAGCGAATTTGGCGATTTGTTGCGCCGCATCTTCACCCACTAAGTTAGTTGTATCTCCTAACATAGTGATAGTTTTAGTAAAGCCTGTTACTGCGTCCGTTGCTACACCCATTTGTCCGGCTAACTCTGCATAGTGTGCTATATCTTCGTAACTGGATGATGTAGTAACGGCGAGTTCCTTTAAACCATCGTTTACGGCTTTTAACTGCTCTGGTGTACCTTCTACCGTTTTGGTAACACCTGTCCATGCATCTTCAAAAGACATAGCAGCCATGACTGCACCGACTATCGTTGCGCCACTGATAAGAGATAAAGTGCGTGTTGCCTGTGAGAATTTATTTAAACCTTGACTTGCCTTCTCTAAACCGTAATACAATGTCTGTCCACTTTGAGAAGTAGAAACAAGTTCTGTCGCCATTCCTCGCAGTTGTTGGACATTCGCTGCATATTCGGTTTCTAATCGTGTTAAAGTGTTGTCTTGGTTGTCTAGTTCACCAGTAAAGTATTCAACCTCTTTTTTGCTTGCCTTTAATTCTCTATCCCAGTTTGCGTATACATCTTGATGTGCTTTATAAGTCCTTGTCAAATCATCATATTGAGCATTCAATTCTCTTAATTGTCTGCCCTCGGTTCTAGTGAGTTTACCTACGGCTTCTCTTTTGCTTTCAAGACGTACAATTTCATCTGTTGTATTTTTGATAGCTTGTTTTTCAACGTCCATACTGTTTCGTAAAACGTTCATGGAACTTGTCAAATCGGTAACGTTGCCTTTAGCATTTGCTAAACCACGTTCCCATCCACTAACGGTATCTCCCCATTGATTTAACGCTTTCTTTTGTACACTAATCTGTTTGGTTAAACCGTTCATCTGCGTGGACAAGCCTTTTTGATATGTTTGGAAGGTCTGTAAAGTCCTCGTATCTGTACCGTTGTAAGACATTGAGGATTTTAATTTTTTCATAGAGGAATCTAAGCCTTTGGTTTCAGCTTTTATCGCTCTTAATGCCGTTGTAAGTTGTGTTGTATCTGCTCCAATTTGGACAGTGATACCCTTAACACTACCTGCCATGATTTCCTCCTTTACAATCTATCAAAGTCCGCCTGTGTTGCTTGACGGATATTCACTCTGTTTTTCGTGACCTTCTTTTCTTCTGCTCTCTTGTTCGCTCTGACAATCGAATTGTGCTTTTCAATGATTAAGTCATAAATCATTCCTATGGTTAATTCCTTAATGTCTGATAAAGTCAATCCAATTGACATAGCGTTAGACATCAATCTTGAGAAGGTTTCTTTTTCTTCTTTTTCTTCTTTTTTTTTGACGTTTCTTCGCTTTTCTCAATCTCTACGGTAGGTTGATTACCATAGACAATTAATTCATATACATTGATAGATGCTCCGATCATTGTGTTGTAGTTATCTACTTCACTAATAAAAGAACGGTAGTCCTTAATGCTCTTATCTGCTGACTTAAGACAAACCCATAACATCTTTTCTAATAGTTCGGTTGTGACATTTCGGATGATGATGTCTTGCACTTCAAAATCTGTTAAGTCCTTGCCTTCTGACATTAGATTGATTAATTCAGCATCTACTTTTTTCTTAGCTTCTGTAACGTCTAGCAAAATATCTGCTCTAAAGGTATCTCTATAAAGCAAAGCCGTTGCGCCGTTATATTTTGCTACATAATCTTTGTTATCTATTTTTACTGTGATTTCCATTTTTACTCTCCTTATATAAAAAAATGAGGGAAGAAATTATCTTCCCTCTTATTAATCTTATTAAGTCTTAACTATGGGGTAACTGTTGGTAATACAGGTGCAGCAGTAAAGAAGTTTGCGTATTTAGCAGAAGTGCTAGGACATTTTGCTTTAGTCCATGCATGACCGCTTGTATCTTCAACTGCAACCATAGTTAAATCAATCGATACTTCATCTGGAGTGATGTTGTCCTCTTTAGTGTTAGCATCAGTGCCAGGGCGACCCGGCGTACACTTGTACCAAATGTGTTTTGTTGCGTTAATATCGCCTTGGAACTCACATAATAAAGCAAAGTTCTTCGGTAATACATTTGCATCTTCTGCTAACATTCCGTCCGAAGTTTCAACATATCCGTAAATGTCTTTCAATACATCATCTGACATCTTCGCCATTGTCAAAGTGCCTGTGTAACCGGCATTAGATGATGTTGAGAAGTAAACCATATCATCAGCATAGTAGTTTGATGTTTCACCTTCTGCTGACAATGTTAAGGATCTTGCGCCTTTCCATGGTTTAGGAGTACCGAAAGTAATTTCGTTATCGGCTTCTGTAATAATCGAATAGTATACGTTTTTAAAACCGTACTGAATTTTGTTAGTATCAGCCATTGTTTTATTTCCTTTCTAAATCTTTTCGATTCCACTGACAATTTCTTCTGGCAATTCATCTTGTGCGAATCTCTCTCCCTCAACCCAGTGTTTATAAGCACCGCTAGGCATGGTTGGTCTGTTCCATAAAAAATGCCCATTCTCTAGTAAATGTCCTAAAGAATAGGCATGATTCTTAGCGCCCCAAACCGTACCTTCAAGGTTGGTTGCACCTCTTTTAAATTTTTCTCCTAATGAAACGTGATATACACCACGATAACCAATAGGAGCGATTGCTTCTATTACTTTTGTTGTCTGTTTTGTGACCTTGCGAATTGATTTATCAGTAACACCGTTTATCTCTACACGGTATTCTTCCATCATTTCATCAATGGTCATGCCTAGATTCTGTAAAGTACATACTCTATGGCTTTTCATCTAGTCCACCATAGCTATGACGTACTGGATGGCATGAACCTTTTCTTGTTCAATATCTTCATCGTTGATAAGATTCCATCCAATTTCTAGTTCCTCAAACATCGTTTCAATTTGCGCTTCTAAAGCAAAGTCCTTATACGGTGTGACAACTCGCATAATGTAATGTTTTATAGGGAAATATACATGATCGTCTGCAAAGTAGTTATCAGACCTTTCGATGGCATAATTGCCATACGGTAAAGTAGGTTGTTTCTTATAACCACCGTAAATGAATTTTCCTTCACCTAAGAGTTCTGTCATTCTCTGTACTAAAGCTAATCGCTGTTCCATGTTCCAACGTCCTCTCTTAGATAAAGTTCCCATTCATCTTCTTGTTTTGGATATTTTCGATAAACGATGTAATAAACGTATTTGTCTGATTGTGGGCTTTCTCTGTATTTGACTACTTCCTCATCTTGATAGTCAAATGCGCTTACAAGAATATAAAACTGTGCCTTAATACCGCTCTGGTAAGCATCAAAAAATTCTTTCTGATATACACCGCCAACCTTTGCGAACACTTCACGTTCTTCATAACCGTTTTCAATAACTACACCGTTTTCATCTACATAGGTTTTCTTCTTACACAAATAAGCTACGTCCTCAAATAAATCATTTTGTCTGGTATATTCATAAGCCATGAATTACACCTTCTTTTTTGACTTATCCAGAAACATAGTCAGCCTCAATTTTTCGTAAGTTTCAAACCAAAGTTTTTTCTTATCTTCATTACCGTTTCCAAATTGACTTTTTACATATGCGATTACTGCCGTTTTTACTTCTGGAGTATAGACCGTTGCTTCTGTACTATCAGTGTCTGTTGTAACGATATTCAAGCGTTCTAAATCGTATAGGCATGACTGGATATAGATATTAATATCATCATCATAAGCCATTGACTTAATTCGCAAAGACGTTCTGACATCATCTATTAATGCCATTGGCAACACCGCCTATTCCTTAGCTTTTTTAGTTCTTTTCTTTTTAGGTTTCTCTGTATCTTTTTCTTTCTGTTCTTCTTCAATCGGTTCAACAAGAGAAAAGCTAGAAGAAAGCAATTCATTCCCTCTAGCTTCGTCTACTTCGATTTCTTCACCGATTTTATAAAGCTGATCCGTGTATTTGTCGTGAAACTCGGATACTACTTTCAGCTTCATTCTTATCCACTAACTTTCTTCTTTAACAGATACAGATATTTAGGATCAAGTACTTTACCGTCGTTGATAACTAATGCTTTATCAACATACTGGTTAGTTTCGTGGTCGAAATAATGTACCACGTTAAACTGCATGTTGGAGTTGATTGCGTATGCGTTCTGTGGAACCCAGTACATACCAAAGTACTGTCCGTTAGTTGCATCATCAAAGTTTTTCAGAATATCATCTTCAACAAATGTAACTTCCTTGCCCTTGAAACGTGCCACTTCTGTACCATCAATTGGATTGTATGTTTCGGCATAAACTGGACGGTTGTTTTCATCTGCTAAAGTCTTGATGTTGCTTTCATATGTATGAGGTGTCATAACAAATTCAAAGCCTTCACCACGTAAAGATAAAGGAATTACGGCAAATAGTTTCTTCTGCCATGATTTCCAATCTGCCATTTCATTTGCGGTAAATTCAATGATGTTAGATGCCGGAATACGGCTAGTCTGTTTAGCTGCTTCTGTTAAGATACCTTCCATTTCATTATTAGCAGCAACACCTGTCATGATTTCTTTATCCATAGCCTTGCGGTATGCTTTGATGATTGTTTCAGCTACTTTCTGTTCAAATGCTGGAACAGTTAATACCTGTTGTAACAATGTCTTGGCAATACGGATTTCACCGATGTTATAAGTGAACTGTACATAATCAGTAACTCCACCGACTGCCTGTCTTTGAGATACAGTTACCTCTGTAATACGTCTAAAGGTGGCTTCAAATGATCCAATCGGATATTTTACACCACCTTTAATGTTAGTCTTTCGTACTTTGTCATATAACTGTCCGTATTTTTTCTCAAGTCCTGTCATAATTGACTGAACAATTGTTTCTGGAAGTAATACACCTAAGTCTGTGCTTTCTACTTGGTCGTTATTACGCTGGAATACTAAAATGTCAGATACTTTACCGTTCTGAACATAGTTCATAAACGCTTTACGGTATTCCATTGTTGCTCTTACATTTTCCATGTTAGTTTTACCTACTACCTTTCCTTCGTTGCCAACTGCAACCGCTTCTAATAAAGCCTGTCTTTTCTGTGCTTTTTCAGCGATTTCAGAATCACGCTCATTTAATGCGTTGATTTCTGCTTCAATCTCTGTTAAATCTGCGTTTTCATCTTCAAGTAATGCGTTTAGCGTTGTTTTTAATTCAGCTTTACGTGCCATGATTTCATCATGGTTCATAGCCTTAATAGCTTCTAAATCCATAGTTTTTCTCCTATTCTAATTTGAGTAATAATTCCTTAACTTTATCCGTATGTTGCTTACGCTTTTCATCTTTCCATGACTTGACAAATTCTTTTCCTCTAGCGGAAATAGACGTTCCCTGATTTGCCGGAATAGAAACTGCGCTCACATCAAATACCTTGCTTACACGATTGATTGAAATGGTATTTGTTGACGGATCAAAAGTCTGTCCATGGTCTGCAATAGTAAATCTCCATGACATTTTTGTAATCATGCCTGTGTTGATGTCTTCCCAAAGATTTCTAGCATTCTCTGTCTTGGATAAATCGGCAGCAACAAATAGTCCTCTGTCGTCTACTTCCAAATAGACTGTATCGTTACTAGTTCTTGCGAATACACGTCCGGCATGGTCAAACTGAAAGATAACGTCTGACATTTCAGCGTTCTGGAATGCGTTCCTGTCTATGCGTTCATAGACATCACCATCTTCCATATCGTGATACAAAAGATAAGGTGTGAAAGTTGTTGCATAGCCTTCTACGTAATAGTCAGAATTAAATCGGTTCTCTTTCTTGACTGGTGTCAGTTGGATTTCCATCGACCTTGTTTGTGTCTGTTCCTTCATCACTATCTACCTCCTTTCTTCCACCTACATCTTCGATATTTATATATTCACTTCGGATGAATCGTTTATCTCCATCCTTGACTGGTGGTAAATTCAAAATTGCTAACGCTTGATTCGTGGTCATAAGACCTCTATCAAAAAATTCTTTAGCGACTTGGATTTTTGTCTGGTTCGATGCGTACTGTAATCTATCGCTTGTTAGCATGATTCCCTTACCATCCAACATTTGATCCTCACTAAAGAACATCTGTGTTAGCACCTCTCCACATTGAATTAAGAAAGGTTCGATATTGCTTTCATAAATTGCGTTCCAAACATCTTCTGAATATTTGTTCTGCAAAAAGTCCTCATTCACTCCCCAATAGGTGTATACGGAATTGTCAATTGCTTTCTTCTGTTCTGCATCTAATAGAACAGGAGTGGAAGTTACCTGTTTCATTTCTTCCCATCGTGAATCGTAAATAAAAAGACCAGTTTCGTTATCGTTCAAGTTCAATGCTGAAACGCTACGTTGCTGCTCTTTAAAGTCCTCATCATCGATGATCTGTTGATTCAGTTTTCCCATGTATCGGATATTGCTACCGCTCTTAATTGCTTCGGCAGAACCCTTTTCTTGCGCTCTTACTAAATCAGCCGTATTCTTAAACGCTGAATTACTAGCACCGAAAAAATCATTCTTGTACTGCATTCTTCTTAAATGTCCAACACGACTGTATTCAATCGCCTTTTGGTTGCCATCGTAAAATGAATACAGAACATATACCGTTCCATTGGTATCTTCCTTTAATTCTGTCATGCTTGGCAGAATCGGATATAAACCAATGATTCGTCCGTAATCATCTTCAATTGGTACGATATAGGCATTGTTCTCTACTAGATAGATAGTAGATAGCCTATATAGAAACTGCGAAGGTGTCATAAACGGATTCGGTTTTTTATTTAGAATGTAATTTATCCTTGCGTTTGGTTTGTTCGTTCTTGAAATAACGCTAGGTGTTGCCTTTGCATATTCGGTAGCTAATGAATGGATACAAGTTCTCGCAAGTCCTAATTCATATATACCTTCATCGGAAGAGACATAGATAGGATTGTAGCCATTCAATAAAGCGAAATAAGGCTTTAGATTGACTTCTTTCTTCGGCTTACGACCAAAGATAATGTCAAATAGGCTTCTTTTCTTTTTGGTCATGTTCCTATCCTTTCTTCTTGTTTTCTAATCTCCATTTATATTTTTCGTAATGTTTCTGTCTGACGGTGTAAGCATCAATAACCGATACAAAACCATCTATGTGTTTCTTCTGGTCTACTTTGTCTGGTCTTACCCTGTTATCGTTTGTTGTCTTTTTAAGTGCTACACTCGCAAAATGACTTTGCAAAAGACCGTTCGTGCCTGTTCGGATTTTTCCATCACGTACTAGTCCGCCAAATTCATTGACTATAGGTGTTAAGTTTGTACCTTGAATAACATCATCCATTAGGTAGCCTTTCTTCTCCATCTCATCTACTAGATATTGAGATGAGTACCTGTCATAACCGATAACACAACAATAGATACGGTATTTCTTCCTTAACATTTCAAACCAGTTACACACATCGTGATAGTCAACATAGTTTTCTCCGCTTGGTGTGAGATAACCTAACTGAACAAAACGACTGTATGGAATTTTGTCTCTTTCTTCCATGATCTTGATACGCTCTGATGGTAAAAAGAATTGAGTAAACACGTAATCAATTCCATCACGTTTGATAATGATAGATGCGGCGGTTAAGTCGCTTGTCTGTGATAAGTCAATACCACCGACCGCAAAACATCTTTCAAAATCCTCAAGGTGTAGTTTGTCGCATTTTGTTCTATTGATTTCACTTGCGCTCAAGAATGCCGTTACACTGTTCTGTTTGATGTTGCAGTACTTGGTTAGAAATTCTAGCTTATACGCATGACTTGATTTAGCCTTGCGTATTTCTTCCTCTATGAAATCGAACGAAACAGAAATACCTAAATTAGGCATAGCCTTTTTAAGTTCCTCGATGTTATCCCATTTCTTTTCATCGTCTATCATGTAGATAAACGGTAGGAATTTCTTTTCATCTGATGTTCCTAACAGTACCGATGTTGCCCTTGCCATGAGTTCATCATACAGACCACCGTCTATATAGTTAGCGGTTGAACAAGCAAAGAAAATAGGCTCTTTTCTTGCACCTCCGGCAGACAACATAACATCATACATTCTTAGTCCGGCTTCACCTTCCCACGCTGCAAATTCATCAAAGATGGTCATTTGAGGGTTGAAACCGTCTGACTTCTTACTACTAAATGCGATTGGTTTAAGAACCGCATTATTAAATGGAAAGTAAATATCTGTTCTTCTTTTTCTGCTCCGTTTTAAAAGTGATGGTACACGTTCAATCATGCTCTGGACTACTCTAAAGATGATTGAAGCCTGTTCTAGTTTTGGCGCAAGATTATACACTTGCATTCCGGCTTCTTTCTCTGTGTATACAGTTTTTAATTCAAGACAAGATGCAATAAGTGATTTACCTTGTTTTCGTGCCATAACAAGCATGATTTCTCGGAATTGTCTGTAACCTTTCTCATCTACTAGTCCATACATACAAGCTATTAAGTATTTCTCCCATGGAGTTAGCTTAATGAGTGATGTAGAACCTTCGACATGGTGACAAAAATGTTCAATGAAATTGATGGCAAAATCAGCTTTTTTCGGATCATAAAAAAAGTCTTTGTTCTCAAGACCGTTTCTTACGTATTCGATGTTTAGCTTCATCCATCGTCCGACTACTGAATTGCCACAATCAATTTCTTTCTGGTAATCATCTAGGTACTTCATTACATAGAAGCCATAAATTCCTCAAAATCGTCTTGACCACTTTTAATAGGATTGCCTAGTTTTTTGATGCCCAACGGACTAATACCTAACTCTCTGCAATATTTCAAAATCTGTTCGTTATATTGTAGGTCGTTAAGGAAATAAGGTGATTTCATGTTGTTGGTCTGGTTTGCCTTGTTGGTAAAGGAAACGACCATCTTCATGTCACCTTCGTTTTTCCATTGTTTCATGTTGGCATCTCTTTTTTCGCAAATGTCAGCTAGTGTATCGATCAATAGCGAATACTGTTCTTGATAGATTCCTAACTCTTGCATTTGACGGATAATCATTTCTCTGTACTTTTTCTTGGTCATATGTCCTCGCTTTCGTAATCATCAATCAATGTTCCATCCGGCGCAAAACTGAAAGATGTACCGTTGCCGTGATGTTCTTCGTAATGACATTTGTCACACAACGCTTCAAGGTTGTTGTCATTAAAAAGAATATTTGCATCTTTGTAGTTCTGCTTGTTGATATGAATGATATGATGAACACAAGTGCTAGGCTCAAGACGACCTTTCTTCATGCACCGCTCGCAAAGAGGATGTGCTTGTCTGTAACTTTTACTCCGTCTTTCCCATGCCCTCGAAGAATAGAATTTACGTGCGTACCATCTTGCACCTTTTTCTGTTTCTTTTTTCATATGTAGGTGCACAGTAGAAAATACAGATAAAAAAAAGACCTGTGCACCGACATAAAAAAAGGACTAGCAAAGTAGTCCTAAAGGAGAGAAAGTCGCTGCTCGAAAAAATGTCAGCGTTTCAAAGATATGTTCCCATACCTTTACAAATACAATTTTAGCACAACGTCCTAGATAAAAATTTTAAAAAGTGGGGATTTCTGCCCATTTTACCCTATGTTTTTATATGGAAAGTGGTGGATTTACCCCATTTTAATACGATTTTTTCCTAGTTTTTCTATTC